ATTTCCATTAAGACTGATACCGCTTTGGTGCAGATGCTTTGTGAGGCGTATGACAGGCGTGAGCGCTTGCGTGAGATTTGGGATACTGACCCAACTGACCGTGCCGTAAGCATGAGCTTGATTGAGATTGAGAAGCAGATTATCTCCGGCTTGTCTTTGCTTGGATTTAGCCCTGCTGATCGCACTCGTCTTGGTTTGGTATCGGCTAAGACTAAGAGCAAGCTGGAAGAGTTGCTTGCTAAGAAGGCTCAAAAGTCTGATGTCTAGTTGGCCCCCGGCTTGGCTTACCCCCGTTGACCCTGCTGCTATAAAGCGCGGTGATGGTGAGTTTGCCGCCGAGTTTGCGGAAGCCTTTGGGTCTATCGGTAAAGACGGTATTGCTGGGCGTACCGGTGAAGCCCTTGTTTTGCGAGATTGGCAGAAGGAACTTCTAAAGCACCTTTATGCTCGGGATGAGAACGGCGGTTATGTTGCTCAGACTGCCCTAATCGGGATGCCTCGTAAACAGGGCAAGTCCGCCCTATCCTCTGCGGCTATCGCTCTTTACTCCTTGCTCGCTGAAGGCGTGAACGGTGGCGAGGTTATTGTTGCTGCTGCTGAAAAGGAACAAGCCCGTATCGTGTTTGGTGAGGCTCGCAGAATGGTCGAGTCAAGCGAACTGTCTGAGATGGTGCAGATTTACAAGGACTCTATCTATGTGCCAAGCACCTCATCAGTTCTAAAGGTTGTTTCTGCGGAAGCCTATTCCAAGGAAGGCGCTAACCCTCACCGGCTAGTTCTTGACGAGTTGCACGCTCACCGTGACCGCAAACTGTTTGACGTGTATTCCCTTGCTATGGGTAACCGAGGCAAGTTGGCTCAGTTGGTTGCTATCTCAACAGCCGGTGTCAAGACCGACATCACCGGCCAAGACTCTATCTGTTACAGCCTTTACAACTACGGCAAACAAGTCGCTAATGGTGAGATTGATGACCCGAACTTCTTTATGGCTTGGTGGGAAGCACCTGCCGAGGCGGATCACCGACTTAGGGAAACCTGGGAGATGGCTAACCCTGCCTTCAATGACCTAGTCGCTGAATCAGACTTTGCCTCAGCGGTCAAGCGAACACCGGAAGCCGAGTTTAGAACTAAGCGACTCAATCAATGGGTGAACACTAAAGACGCTTGGCTACCTGCTGGCGCTTGGGACAACCTAGAAGAAGTCTTTGAGATGTCACCTGATGACGAATACATTATGGGCTTTGACGGTTCTTGGAAGAATGACAGCACCGCCCTAGTTGCCGTTGTCATCCCTAAAGAAGAAGGCGAACCGTTTAAGGCGAAACTTGTCAGGGCTTGGGAAAAGAACTTTACCCTTGATGATGACTCTTGGCGTGTAGACAAGCACGAGGTTTCTCAGTTCCTGCTTGACTTTTATGAGCAGTTTCCTCGTATGCGTGAACTTGTCTGTGACCCTTCTTTGTGGGAAGAAGAGCTGTGGGACTGGAACGCTGCCGGCTTACCTGTGGTCGCTTACCGCAACAGTACCGAGCGAACCATTCCAGCAACGGCCAAACTCTTTGACGCAATCATGTCAGGCGCTATTCGGCATGATGGCAACCCTGCTATGGCTCGCCACTTGGATAACTGTGTGCTGAAAATAGACAACCGAGGCGCACGAATTACCAAGGATTTCCGGCAACCTAAACTCAAGGTTGACATCGCAATTAGCCTTATGATGGCCTATGACCGTGCAAGCGGTAGAATGGAAGAACAGGTTGTACCTCAATTCTTTATCTAGGCAGGGCTAATGGCAGGTTTATTTGACCGCTTCAAGCGTGAAGACCGCGCTATTTCATTCCAAACCGTGTGGGGTATGGGTGGCGATGTTATCGGCGGAAACAACGCTGATGTTGCTGTAAACGGCAAAACCGCCTTTGGGCTTATCCCGTTGTTTAGTGCTGTGTCACTTATCAGTGACACTATTTCAACCCTGCCGATTGATTCTTACATTCGTCAAGACGGCACTCGCAGACCTTACCGACCTCGCCCAGCTTGGGTAGATCAGCCAGACCTCGACTGCACTCGTCAGGGTCACTATCAGTCTTTGATTATTTCCTTGCTACTTTGGGGTAACTCTTACACTCGTGTATTCCGTTCAAAGGGTGAGGTTGTCAATCTTGTTGTTCTTGACCCTCGCAAGATGCGTGTCACTCGCAACGCTATCGGGCGTAAGATGTTCCACTACGAGGATGAGGCTAATCCTCTAACTAGCGATGACATCGTTCACATTACCGACCTACTAGAGCCTGGCTCGGTTGTTGGAACCTCACGTATTGAGTCGCTAAAGGAAGCCCTTGGTTTGGGCATTGCTTTGCAGAACTTCGCTGCTACTTTCTTTGGTCAGGGCGCAACCACCAACGGCGTTATTGAGGTTGCTGGTAATCTTTCACCAGATCAGGCAAAGCAATTATCTGACTCGTTCTCTAACCGTCATGGCGGTTGGCGTAAGTCCTCTAAGGTCGGTGTGCTTACAGGCGGTGCAACCTACAAGCCAACTACTGTGCCTAACGACTCGGCTCAGTTCCTAGAGTCACGCCGCTTCTTTGTCGAAGAGGTTGCTCGCTTGTTCAACATCCCTCTGAGCATGCTGGATGTTCCTGGCGCATCAAGCTACGCCTCGGTGGAAATGAACGCTATTCAGTTCGTTCAGCACACGCTTCGCCCGTACGCCGAAAAGATCGAATGGGCTTACTCTCGCCTACTTCCAGTTGAGGCGTTTATTAAGTTCAACTTTGATGGGCTACTACGCGGTGACTTCAACTCACGTATTACTGCTTACTCGGTTGGGTTGCAGTCTGGCTTTATGTCAATCAACGATGTGCGCCGAATTGAGGACATGAGTCCGGTTGATGGTGGCGATGTTTACCGTGTACCACTAGCAAACGTGAACCTGTCGGCTGCTAACCTGCCAGAGCAAGAAGGCAAGGTTTCTATGGCTCAGAAACTTATTGCCGTTGGCTTTGATCCTGCCGAGGTTCTAAAGTCACTTGGTCTTCCTGAAGTGGCGCACACTGGCGTACCATCAACTCAGTTGCAAGCCGTAAACACTATTGACCCAGAAAACCCTGAAACCGTTTACGGGGTCTAATGCCTTTATCTCAAGCGGTTTATTCGGTAGGTACAGCGGCTCAAACAGTCGTTGCGCCTACTAACGACTATGTGAAGTATGCGCTAAAGAACTTGCAACCTGGCTCAACTGACGAGATGGCCCGTGACGGCTACATTCGTGCGCTGTTTGCTAGGCGCGATTTGACTTCAGGTCAGGTCGAGAACCTTAGTTTTCTTACTGGCTCATCAGGCGCACAGTTCGACTACTATCAGCTTGTTTCTGAAACATCTTCTGTTTATTCGGTAATCATTGAAAACCCAACCGTTACAGTTGTCGGTGACCCTATCCCAGTTCGCAACCTGAACCGCAACTACTCAGATACCCCACAGGCTGTTATCAAAGTGGCTACGGTTGTAACCGGTGGCACAGTTGTTCAGGCTGAGTTCGTAACTGCTGCCAATCAAGGCGGTGGCCAGACATCATCAACAAAGATTGTGACGCTAAAGCCAAATACTCAGTATGTGCTTCAGGCTACTAATGTCGGCTCACAAACAACTTCTTGGTATTCGCAAATCGGTTTCAGCGAACACTTTAACGGACAGAACGACATTTGGCTGGATACCGTAGACAACTCGTATGTTCTCGGTGCTGGCGAAGAATTGATTATGGAACTACTACCATTGGCAACTATCAACGCCAGTGCTAAAACAAACAGCAACAAACTCGCAGTTATGAGGATTGAATAGTGCCTTACTACATTACGGACAAGAACGCAGACTGCTCAGGTTGGGCAGTTATTGATGAAGAGAATGACGTGCTTGGTTGTCACGAAACCAAAGAGTCAGCCATTGATCAGGCCGTTGCTGTTTCTATCGCAACCGAAGAGCCGTTTGAAGGCGAGCGTGCCGCTGTGGACTCTCTAGTACCTGGGGATTATGTTTCTTGGGATGTTCTGGACCCAACCATTCTGGCTGAGGTTGTTCTATCTCAAGGCGAGTACGCAGTTATCCGGATTTACGAACTAGAAGACGGCATCTTTACCTCAAGCGACAAGATGATGATTATCAACGTTTTCAAGATTGACAAAATTGCCAGACCGGAAATGATTGCCGAAGAGGTAGAAGACCTGCCTACCGAGCCAGTCATTGAAGAAGACCGTGCTATCAATCAGGAAGCACCGGCTTACATGAGAGCCGCCGCTAGACGAGGACTTGAATACTATGAGCAAGGCCTTGCAGGTGACGGACTTGTTGAGAAGACTGTTCGTGAAGCCCGAGCTATGGCAACCGGTGAAGTATCAGACGAGAAGTGGATTCGCATCGCCGCTTGGATTGCTCGCCACCTTGGGGACCTAGACTCACCGGACGCAGACCCTTCATCTGAGAACTACCCGTCTGCCGGTGTTGTCGCTCACTTGCTTTGGGGTTCAGGCCCGTCTAAGCGTGCCGCCCAGCGAACCCTTGAATACGCTGAATCTGTTGTTGCTAGGATTAGAGCAGAAGAAGAAAGAAGCCCTATGACTGAGGAAGTAGATGCAACCCGAGCCAAGTGGCTTAGGGCTGCGCACGTCATCATTGCCAAACTTGAGGGAACCCCAGAAGCCCGAAACATCGGCAAGAACGAAGTTCGCACTAACCATGTTGAACTTCGCGCTGAAGGTGACGGCATGTCTTTCACTGGGTATGGTGCTGTTTGGGATCAGCCTTCACTTCCTTTGCCTTTTACTGAGTTCGTAAGAAGAGGCGCTTTCAAGCGTTCGCTACAATCTCGCAACCGTATGATGTTGCTTTGGAACCATGACACTTCTAACCCTCTTGCCTCGACCCGTAACGGTTCGTTGCAGTTGGTCGAAGATGAGGTTGGTTTGCGAGTAACCGCTACCCTGCCTAACACTCAACTCGGGCGTGACCTATCTGAGTTGGTCCGCACCGGCGTTATTGACTCAATGTCTTTTGGCTTCTCGGTCAAAAAGGACTCTTGGAGCCAAGACGGTCAAACCCGATACCTTGAGGATGTAACCCTTTATGAAGTTAGCCTTGTCAGCACACCGGCTTATGAAGCGACTGCTGGGACTGTTAGTGTTCGTTCTGTTGACGGCATCTCAGCTGACGCACTTGCTGACGCGCTTCAGCGTATCGAGTCCGGTGAAGAGTTGGAAGCGGACCAAGGTAAACTAATGATGGATGTCATTAGCAAACTAGCCAAGACCCCAGAGGTCGAGGATGTACCTGACTTGCTAGAACTCAAAAAGAAAAAACTAGAACTTTACGAATTGGAGAATGTCTAATGGCTACTAAAGACGAACTTGCTACCGCTATCAAGGTAGTAAAAGAGATCGCTGGTGAACCAACCATCGGTCCTATCAAGGAACTAATCGACTTGCTTTCTACTTCGGTAGAAACTAAGGCTGCAAGCAAACCGGCCAATGAAGCCCGTGTAACTGCTGCAGAGGAAACGCGTTAATCGCTCTAACGCTTTCCCAGCCCCTCTAGTCGTTTCCCCCTTTCGCGCTAGAGGGGTTTTCCTTTTAACTGCATTACACACCCCCAGTAGAATTGAAACAGGTTCTGAGTTAGCTCGGCCTCTAGTCTGTTCAGCGTTTGCGCGGCAGAGTCAAACAATCATTCGATCAAAGGAAACACTATGTCAGAGTTCATTAAGAGCCAGGCAGAAGTTCGCAACAACCTAGTTGCTCAGATGCGTGAAGTTATTGACTTCGCTGAGGCTGAGAAGCGCGGACTATCTGCTGAAGAACTAACCAAGATTGACCGTCTAGAGTCTGAGATTGCTCAGCGTGACGCTTCAATCGAAACCGCTAAGCGTGTAGAAGAGCGTGCTGCTCAGGCTTCTGAGGCTGCTGCTTCTTTCGCACCTTCAACCGTTGCTTCACAGGGTGACGCAGACTTGCTACGCGCTATCGCTCGTGGCGAGGTTCGTGGACACGAGTTCGCTCGTGAGGCACGTGCTGCACTTGTACCTTCAGCTAACACTGTTGGTCAGTCATTCTACAACCGCGTATTTGAAATCGCTCAGTTGGTTGGCCCAATGCTTACCACCTCAGAGGTATTCAACACCGCTTCAGGTGAGAACCTTGTTATCCCAACCGTAACTGCAACCTCATCTGCTGGTTCAGTTGCTGCTGGCTCAGCAATCTCAGAGTCAAACCCAACCTTCGCTTCAATCACCCTTGGTGCTGAGAAGTACGGTGCTTTGGTTTCTGTTGCTTCAGAGCTTGTATCTGACGCTGGCTTCGACATCACCGCTTACATCGCTCAGGAACTAGGTACTTCACTAGGTCTTCAGGCTAACTCAGTTCTAACTACCAAGTTGGCTGCTGCTGCTGGTTCTGTTGTAACTGGTGGAACCGGTGTTGCTGGCGCTGCGACTTACGAGAACCTTGTTGACCTTGTATACGGTATCGCTGATGGCGCTCGTGTACTTCCTGGTCTTGGTTTCCAGATGTCAAAGACTGGTATCGCTGCTGCTCGTAAGATGAAGGATGGTTCAGGTCAGTACATCTGGTCTGACTCAGCAGTTGCTGGCCAGCCTTCAACCTTGCTAGGTTACGCAGTTTACGAGAACCCTGCTGTTGCTGCTGTTGCTACTGGCGCGAAGTCGGTCTTGTTCGGACACCTTCCTTCATTCAAGGTTCGTGTTGCTGGCGGTATCCGCGTAGACCAGTCAGCTGACTACGCTTTCAACACCGATGTTGTTACCTACCGTGGTCTAATCCGTCTTGACGGTGGACTAACCCACGCTTCACACATCGGTTACTTCAAGGGTGGCGCAAGCTAAACCCTAGTTCCAGACTGGAAGACCCTCAGCGTGCGTAGGCGCTGGGGGTTTTCCTTTACTTGTGCTAATTTAGAATCACTACGAAAGGGGAATCTAATGATTGCCAAATTGATGAAAGCCATTGGGCGCAAGTTTGTGCCATGGGATCCTTGGAGTGTTCGAGAAATAAGGGACGAAGCTCACGAGCATGGCTATAAGCAAGGTTTTAGACAGGGCCTGAAGGCGGCACAAAAACAATGCAAGTGCGCTTGCAAGTCAGCAAAGGTAACCGATGAGTAAGCCTATAATCAAAGGCACAATCTCGGTCTGGTCTAACTCGCCTGGTCAGGCCACCGGTTACGGGCAGCAAGCCGAGTATCTTGTAAATCGCCTAAAGCGTGACGGGGCTGATGTTGCCGCCTTATCTAACTACGGCCTTGAGGGTGGACTAAGCACCTACAAAACCCCGTATGGGGAAGTTCCTCATTACCCTCGCGGACTTGATCCGTACTCTAACGATGTCGGCCCTATGCATCACGCTCATTGGAAGGGCCAGAACCCAGGTCAGCCAGATGCCCTTATCGGCCTCTACGATTGCTGGGTAATCAAGGGTCAGGCTTGGGACAAGATAAACCTCGGTTGGTGGGTCCCTCTAGATCACGGCACGATGCCCCCACTTGTTGAGCAGTTCCTGCGTAAAGAGAACGTGACACCTATCGCCATGGCCCCTAACGGTGTGCGACAGATGAACGCTAAGGGTATTGATTGCGAGTATGTGCCTCACGGTATTGATACAAAGATTTTCAAGCCTACTGGCAAAATTCAGGGCCAAGATGTGCGTGAGTACATGGGCCTAACTGATGAGTTTGTTGTTGGGATGAACGCCGCTAACAAGGCTTCAGGTCTTATTCACCGCAAGGCCTTTTCTGAGAACTTGCTGGCTTTTAGTATCTTCCGCGAGCGTCACCCAGACGCGGTGCTTTACTTGCACACAGACCCGTTAGGTTCTGCCGGTGGCTGGAACTTGCTCAAAGTGCTTCAGGCGTTTGCTATCCCTAAAGAAGCTGTTATGTTTCCGCCGATGGTGGATTACAAGTACGGTATGCCTCAGCAGGATTTGGCAGCTCTTTATTCGGCTATGGATGTCTTGCTTGCGCCTGGTTATGGTGAAGGCTTTGGGCTTCCGACAGTCGAGGCTCAGGCTTGTGGTACTCGTGTGATTGGTTCTAATTGGGGCGCAACCCCTGACCTTGTTGCTGATGATGGTTGGCTTGTTGACGGTCAGCCTATGTGGGATGCAGGGCAAGACGCTATCTGGACAACTCCAAGTGTGCCGTCTATTGTTGAGGCCCTTGAACAGGCGTACAAGGCCGATAGAGGCCCTTCTAAGGTTGCCATCGAGTTCGCTAAACAGTTCGATGTTGAAACCGTCTGGCGAGAGAACTGGATTCCTACCCTGACCCGATTGCTTGCCAAGTGATTCCGGTTCTCGGCTTCTGTACCCTAAAGCGCTTTGACCTTGCCGAGCGTTTACTTGCTTCCATAGATCACCCAGTTGAACACTTGGTTATTGTGGATAACTCCGGCACTCAATCTTGGGAACCGGTAAAGCCTGAGTGGGTTGAAAAGATGTGGGTTATCCGTGTGCCTTATGGTCTTGGACTAACCGGCGCTTGGAACCTTATTGTCAAGTCAACACCTTATGCGCCTTTCTGGGTGCTGGTAAATGATGACGCTTGGTTTGAGCCTGGCACGCTAAAGGCGATTAGCGAAGATGTGGACACCGAGGCTTTGAACTTCCTCGACATAACCCCTCAATGGTCTGCGCCTGTATTTGGGCAGGGAATGGTTGCCAAGGTTGGGCTTTATGACGAACGCTTTTATCCTCTCTACTTCGATGACAACGACTTAGAACGCCGAGTGCGCCAAGCTGGTGTACCTATCAAGCACATTCAGGCAACGGTTCATCACGAAAACTCAAGCACGCTCAAGTCTGGGTTTCAAGAAGTAAACAACAAGTCATTCAGAAATAACGAACGCTTGTATAACCTGAAGCAAGAGCAACAAGACTTCACTCAAGGCGAGTGGGATTTGACTATTAGACGGGCGAACCGATGGGACTAAGAAAAGAGGTGATGCCAATGCTTAAGGTTTATACCGGAGGCACATTTTGACCTTTTCCACTCGGGCCACGTTGAACTACTACGCCGCTGTGCTGAGTTTGGCTCAGTAACGGTTGCACTAAACACAGATGAATTTATCGAAGCCTATAAAGGCAGAAAGCCGGTAATGAACTATGCAGAGAGAAAAGCTGTCTTGGAAGGATGTCGCTGGGTTGACGCTGTTGTTGCTAACGTGGGTGGCGCTGATAGCCGTATCAGTATTGACCTTGTTCAGCCTGATCTCATTGTCATAGGTTCAGACTGGTCGGTTAGGGACTATCACGCTCAGATGGGCTTTACTCAGGCGTGGCTTGATGAGCGAGGCATTGGGCTTTGTTATGTGCCGTATACGAAAGGCATTAGCTCGACAGACATCAAGGGCCGGTTGCAGTCCCCAAGGTAGAATGTAGTTATGGCAATCGCAAACGGATACGCAACCTTAGCCGAGGTAAAGGCTGCCCTACGCATTACTGACACCATTGATGACAGTCTGCTAGAGATGGCTATTGAGTCGGCTTCACGTCTACTTGACTCGTACTGTGCGCGTTCGTTCTACTCATCAGGCACCGCAACTGCTCGCTACTTTGCTGCCGACAACGACTATGTGACTAGCCTCGATGACGCTGTTTCAATTACCGAAGTTGCCACAGACTTCTCAGCCGATGGTTCATACGACACTATTTGGAGTGCAAGCGACTATGAACTACTGCCTCTAAACGGGCGCGTAGACGGCATCCCTGTACCTTACAACGGCCTACGGGCTATTGGCGACTACACATTCCCTTACGTTAATGGCGAGGGCTTGGTGAAGGTCACCGCTACTTGGGGCTGGGCTTCAATTCCTATTGCTATCAAGCAAGCGACAATCATTCAGGCAAGCCGTATCTTCAAACGCCTAGACTCACCTCTTGGTGTTCTTAGCTCGCCAGACCTCGGGTTTATCCGTATCGGCTCACGCCTTGATCCAGATGTTGCTCAGTTGGTTGATCCTTACAAGATTGTGAAGTTTGCCTAATGGCTTCAATTACTCAAATCCGTGCTGGTATCGCCACTAACCTGGGAACCATTAGCGGTTTGCGTACCGGTGCGACTATCCCGGACAATGTGAATCCGCCTTATGCAATCATTGCTCCGTCATCAGTTGACTATCACCGCGCTTTTAATAACGCTTTGTCAACATACACATTCTCAATAACTTTGGTTGTTGGTCGCGTAAGTGAACGAACAGCCCAAAATAATCTTGATGCTTACTGTGCGCCGACAGGGGCTAGTAGTATCAGGGGTGCGGTAGAATCAGATAAGACGCTTGGTGGCATTGTTTATGACACCGTAGTGACTGGAATGAGAAACTACGGCTCGGTAACAATCGGTGAGAATACCTATCTCGCTGCTGAATTTGATCTGACTGTTCAGGCAGACTAAAAGAAAAGGAAAAAGAAACAATGGCAAAACAGGTTATTACCTCTCGCTATGTCAGCCTGAACGGAACTGACATTAGCTCATCTCTTGCTGGCGCATCACTTGAAATCACTGTCGAGGAAGTTGACAAGACTTCTCTTGGTTCAGCTGGTTGGCGTGAGGTTGCTGCTGGTCTAAAGGCTGGTTCAGTCACCCTAAACTTCCAGCAGGACTTCGGCGCTTCAGGCGTTGACTCAACCCTTTACCCTCTATTGGGTACCGAGGGAACTGTTGTTATCCGCCCAACTTCAGGCACTGTTTCAGCAACTAACCCTGCTTACACCGCAACCGTGCTAGTGTCACAGTACACACCTATTTCAGGTGCTGTTGGCGACCTTGCAACTTTCGATGTCACCTTCCCAACCGTGGGTGCTATCACTCGCGCAACTGCTTAATAAATAAGGACTGAAAATGAAGATCAACCTACGCCTTCTTTTCCTCAACGGCGAAAGCAAAGAGGTCACCTGTTCAGCAGCTGACCTTGTAAAGTTTGAAGAAAAGTTTGAAATCTCCGTTGGCCGTATCCAGGATGACATGAAGATTACTTATCTTCTGTTCTTGGCTTACGCCTCAGAATCACGCCGCAAGGCAACTGACTTGGACTTTGACAACTGGTTGCAGACTGTTGAGTCTGTTGGTGCAAGTGAGGCTGTTAGCCCAAAATAAAGGGCCTTGGCGATGACTCAGGTCATTGGTTTATCGCCACGTTAGCAGTTGAAACAGGTATTGCGCCTTCGGTGCTTATGCAAGAGTCAGACCGGATGCTGTGGACTATGGGTCGCTACATGATTTATAGATCACAACACAGGTAAAGAAAGACCCCTAGGTTTATTGCCTAGGGGTTTCTTCTTGCTTACGCTTGGTCGGTTTGGAAGCCTGTGATTGTGAATCGTGGGTTCGACAAAACCGCACCAACTGCAACATCAATCATGCGCTGTACTTGCTCTTGAGTGTGCGGACTGTTTCGGCAGATGTTAGCAAATTCCTCGACATCAGTAATTGCGCTATATGCGGTACGCACTACCAGCGACTGCCAGTAAGCGTTCTGATGTGGAATGGTATCATTGTTGATTTGCTCGACTGCCTCGGTCTTGATGCCAATTTCGTAGTCAATCTTGCCGTTCAAAGCCTCTGCGCACATTGCGCTATTGGCTTCGCTGAAGTCATCGCCATCAATGTCGCAGAAGTTCCAGTAAGCCCAACCAAGTGAATAGTAAGTGCTGGTAGTTAGTTCTTCGCCATCCCACTCAATTAGCTCGGCCTGAACTAGCCCGTGATTATCGCTGTATGGGGTAACAGGCTTATAGATGACAAAGTTGCCAGCGCCGGTGTTTTTAATTGCTACTTTTTTGAGTCGTTTCTCAATCGGGGTAGCCACAACTCTGCTGGCAATAAAAGATGAGATTTCACTTGTCGTGTATTTACTGAAAGGAACCCCTGAATGCAAAGCACCTAACAATTTAGATTGGTCTGCTTCAGACAAAGTTGCCAGCAAGTCCCTAATCATCAAGGCATCGTTAGAAAATTCAGCACATAGATCTAAGGTTGCTTCGATGGTTACCCACTCGGACATTTCATTGACAAGGTCCTTGTCCTCGATGCGCTCGGCAAGCCTAGCCTTAGCATCTAACTCTCTAAACGATGCGGCATGCTCCTTAACTACCTCATCGTATTCACTCATCCAGTCGCTGTATACGCTCATTTGTTTCTTCCCTTTCGCTTGGCGTAGTAAAAGTATTACACACCTAGTCAAGTAAATGCAAATTATTGCTTTTCCGCGTGGCGGTAGAATAGACCTATGGCTGAATCCCTGTTTACTTTTACCCTCACCAAGATTGGCATGAGGAAAGCAGGGCTAACATCTTCAGACGATTACTCGGTGACAGACATCCGAGAATTGCAGAAACGCCTCAAAAGTATCAACCCAAAACTTCGCACTCAACTATTGCGTGACGCTAAAGCCCCTGCTATGGCTGTTGTGCAACGCGTCAAACCGGCCATCAACGCAGTCACCCCACTATCGGGTATGACTAGAGGTCGCTTGAACTGGAATAGCAGTATTGACGCTAAGGGTAAAGCCCACGCTGCCGATGACGTAAAGGTGCAGTTTAGAACTAGAAGCTCAGGTTATAGCGAAACCACTAGCCTGGTCCGTGTCAAGGTTGGATCACCGGCTGTTGTTATGGCAGACATGGCCGGTAAGTCAGGTCGCTTTGTGGGCGCTGGTTATCGCGGTACTGGTAGAACTAGGGAATACCCTTACAAGGGCGGTACCAGGTCGCACGCGGTCAACGGAGATGGCATTAGACCTGAACGCCTTGGTCCTCGCAAGTTTGGTTCTCAAGGCAAAGCCTTGCTTGCTAACTTGGGCGGTGCTGCATCTCGTTATGTTTGGCCAGCGGCTGAGTCATCAATTCCAGCAGTAAAGGCGCAGATTGAGCAAGTGTTGCGAAACGCTTACTCGCAGATTAATCGGAAAGGTCTGTAATGGCTGGTTCTATTCTCATACCGTTAAAAGCAATCTTTGACGATAAGGGCATCAAAGACGCTTCACGTCAGTTCAAAAACCTCGGTGGCGTTCTAAAAGGCGCTCTTGGTGCTGTTGGTATCTCAGCAAGCCTTGGTGCAGTAGTTGCCGGTCTAAAAGAGGCTTCTGTTCAAGCTGTTGCCGATGTCAAATCTCAGCAACTTCTTGCTAACTCGTTGCGTAACACGGTAGGTGCAACCGATGCAGTCATTGCCTCAGTCGAGGAATCTATTCGCTCGATGCAGAACATGGCAGCGGTGGCAGATGATGAAATTCGCCCAGCCTTTCAGACTTTGGCTACGGCTACCGGATCAGTTGACGCTGCAACTAAACTAACCGCCCTTGCACTTGACTTGGCTGCCGCCAAGGGCATCCCTGTCGCTACAGCCGCTAATGCTATTGCTAAGGCCACACAGGGACAGACCACTCAGCTAACTAAGTTGATGCCTTCCCTAAAGGGTTCTACTGACCTATTTGGTGAACTTGAGCAAGCGGTTCGTGGTTCGGCTGAGGTCGCTGCCAATAACGACCCTTACAAGCAGATGGAAATTGTTTTTGGCGAAATCCAAGAGCAGGTCGGCATGGCCTTGCTTCCTGCGCTTCAGGCGTTTGCTGATTGGCTAACTTCCCCAGCAGTCCAAGAAGGCTTTGCATTCATCATCAACGGTTTCGTTGAATGGGTGCATGAGATGAAGAACACCATTGATGGTGCTAACGCTGTTGGCCAGGCGCTTGTAAATGTTCTAAACATTGATACTTCTGATGCTGGCAATATGTGGAACAACTTCTTCAAGGGCATTGGCGATAGCATCAACCGCCTCTTGCTGGGTCCGTTCGGTCCACTTATCAGCAAGTTCTTCGGGATCGTTGGCAAGATTGAGGAAGTACGCGACAACGCAAATAAAGCTTTCAAGCCAGTTGATTTCACGCCAACAGACTTCTCAAGCATTGACTTCACGGGTGGTAAGGGTGGGACTGGTGGTGGAACTGGCGGAACTGCGGCCAAGACCGCTAAGGACTTCGTTAATGAGTTCTATGCGGGTGTTGAAGAGGAAGCCTCTAAGCAGCGTGCCAGCAACATGCTTGAGCGACTTGGGCTATCACCTGCTCTGGTTCAGCAAATCCTTGGATCAGCTGAATGGCGCAAGGTCTTCATCTCGGTCAAGAACTCTGGTACTACCGCCCTAACTGAGTTGCAAAACTCGTTCAATAAAACCGCTGAAGGCATGAGTGAACTTGCAGCCGAACAGCAACGCTTACAGGATGAGGTTGACGCTCGTAACGAGGCTGCTATTGCTGCTTACCAAGAGCAACTGGCCCTGTATGAGTCACAGATTGAGGCTATCAACGCTTTCAAGCAAGCCCTTGACGGTGTTGCAAAGTCAACTATTCCGCTTGGTGTAGTTACTCGTGAGCTTGGGTCTTTTGAGCAAGCAACTGTTTCAGCGTTCGATAACATCACCGAGGCTATTGCTCAGGGCTTGGCTGATGGCACTTTGCTCAAGTCGGCAGCAGATAACCTAACCGCTTACGCTCGTAAAGAGCAGACGATTATTCAAAGCCTTATGCGTCAGCGAGATGCGGTTGTTGAAAAGCGGTCACTTGCTGAGGCGATGCTTAAGGATGTCAAGGCCGCTATTGTCGGTGTTGGTAATCTCACTAACTTGCTTGTTTCGCAATCAACCCAGGTAACTGAAACCGTCACTAAGTTGGTTGGCGGTTTGAGTGTTGTTACTTCTCGCACGATTGAACAGGTCACCGGCACTAAGGCTGCTGATCTTGTAAACAGTTTCTCAACTATCCTGTCAAAGACTAAGGCGTTTGCTACTCAACTAAAGCAGTTGCGTGAACTTGGTTTGGACAAGAACCTTTATCAGCAGATTGTTGACGCTGGTATTGATGCCGGTGGTCAGACTGCTACTGCAATCATTGAGGGCGGTGCAGGGACTGTAAGCGAGTTGAATAACTTGTTCGCAGAACTAGACGCTACCGGTGCTGAAATCGCCTCTAAGTCCGCTGAGGTGATGTACGGGGCAGGTGTAGACCTAACGAATGGTTTGATTGCTGGTTTGATTTCGCAAGAGCAAGCCCTTGTTGATTCTGCGACAACTTTGGCAACTGCTTTCACCGCTGCTTTCAACGCCCAGGTGAGTGCAAACATTGTGATGCCGACTATGCCAACTGCACCGATTATGGAAACCGTGCAACAGCCAGTCAGCACTTTGCAGACTCTACGCCTTGGTGACATCAAACTTGGTGACTACGGTTCAGGCTCTGCTGCTCTTGCTGCTAAGTTGATTGCCAGCCCACAGGCAACTGCTTGGAACACAAGCATCACCATTAACGCAGGTGCAGGAACAGACGGTACTTCTCTTGGTAAGTTGATTACAGTAGAACTCAACAAGTTTGCAAAGAACAACGGAATTAAGGTCTAATGCCTACTGAAAAAGTTGAACTTGGTTTCGACCTCGCTGTTGGTGGTCCGTTCCTTACCCTTGATGACAACATTGCTGGTCAGCTTGACAACGCCGACTGGGTTTTGGGTGGAACTATTTACGTTGATGTTACTGATGATGTGCGCTCTATTGACATCAGCCGAGGAAAGACCCGTTACATTGAGTCCATTTCTGCCGGTGAAGCTGTTGTCAAACTAAACAACCGTTCGCGCTGGTATGACCCTACTTATACTGCAAGCCCTTACTACGGCAACATTGTGCCAAAACGTAACGTGCGTATTTGGACTAATGACATTCAACAGTTTCAAGGTGTTGTCAATGACTGGGGACTTGAGTACACCACAGACGGTCAGGCGATTGCTTCCTTTGTTGCCTCTGATGGTTTCGTTGCCCTAAACAACCAGACGCTTCCGGCTTCTACCGCAACGGCTCAGTTGTCAGGTGCGCGTATTGATGCGGTGCTTGATTCCCCGTTTGTTAACTGGAGTCCTTCTCTGCGTGACATTGACGCAGGTCTTTCATCTTTGGGTGCTGATGTTATCCCTGAAGATCAGAACGTACTCGATTACATTCACCTTATTGAGCGCTCTGAAAACGGGTCATTCTTTGTTTCCAAGTCTGGTCTAGCAACCTTCCGTGACCGTTCAGTTACCCCTACTTCAGCAAGCCTTGTAGACCTGGCTGATGACGGCACAGGTATCCCTTATCAGAACCTGTCTGTGTCTTATGGTTCTGAGGACATGGCTAACGAGATTGTTCTAAGTTCGGTTATTACAACCTCAACGCTGACAGTCAATGACACCGACTCGCAAACTGCTTATGGTATTTACAACCTGACACAAACAGACCTGCTACTTGCCACAGACACCGAACTTGAAAACTTGGCGCTGTTCTTGGCGGCTAAGTTCTCACAGCCTAAGTACCGGTTTGACAGCATGGTTGTTCGCGTCAATGACTTGGATTTGGCTGACCAGAACGCTTTGCTTGACTTAGAAATTGGTGATGTTGTCAAGGTCACCTTTACCCCGTCTAACATTCCACCGGCTATCGTGCGTTACTGTGAAGTATTGCAAGCTAATCACTCGGTTGATTCAGTCGGGGAACACATCATTACGTTCAGCCTTGACACCCTTGACTTCACTTCGTTTGTTCTTGATGACGCAGTGTTTGGTAAACTAAATGATGACGGCATTGGCCTCGGATACTAGGAGTAATTAAATGGCTGGATTAGGCCGTAAAGTTTTTACCGCAGGTGAGGTTCTAACCGCTGCGAATGTGCAGGGCTACCTAATGGATCAGACCGTTATGGTGTTCGCTGGGACCGCTGCCCGAGCTTCGGCTATTGCAACCGCTTCTGAGGGTATGGTTTCGTACCTGACTGACACTAACGCTATTGAATACTACACAGGTTCTGCCTGGAGTCCGTTGGTTTCTAGCCCAGCCGTAACCACTATCTCAGCCGCTTACACCGCTGCCGCTACTGACGCTAACGACACAATCTTGGCGAACGGAACTACCGCTTACACAATTACCGTTCCTGACCTGTTCCAAATCGGTGAGCGCATTGACATTGTGCGTGACTCATCAGGTACAGTAACCCTTGCCGCCGGTACAGGCGTGACTACTTGGGCCGGTGCTGGTACTGCTGGAACTGCGGTGACTTTCAAAATGGATCAGCAATACAACGCTGCAACTGTTCTCAAGGTTGCTGCTAACTCTTACCGTGTTATTGGAAAGATTACTGTCTAATGATTCCTCTTGGAATACTTGGAACGCTTTCCGGCGGTGCTGCTGCTGGTGCTTATGAGTTGATTAGTACAACGGTGCTTAGTTCCACTGCAACCTCTGTCACTTTTTCCTCAATTCCTAGCACTTATAAGCATCTTCAAATAAGAGCGACCTCACGCAATAGTTTCGCTAACATCGAAAGCACTATTCAATTCAATGGCGACACCGCAAATAATTACTCACATCACTATTTGCAAGGCGATGGCTCAGCGGTGACAAGTGGTGCAGGTACAAGCACCGCTTATGTTTTTGGTTTAATGTCTGCCGTTAACAATGAAGTGGCGAACGCTTTTGGTTCTGGTGTAGTTGACATACTGGATTATGCAGACACCTCAAAGTACAAAACTACAAGAAGCTTGGCTGGTGTTCATAATACCGGCAACAAACTTATCCAACTTCGTTCTGGTAGCTGGCGCAGCACTAGCGCAATTTCGTCTGTAACTATTGCTGTATTTGGGCAAAGTTTTCAGGTAGGCAGCCGCTTCTCCCTTTACGGCATAAAGTAAGGACACAGTATGCCTACACAAACCTATATTCCTTTAGCATCGCTAACCCTCAGCTCATCTGCTGCGTCAGTCACTTTCAGCAGTATCAGTCAGGCTTACAGGGACTTAGTGCTTGTTATGAGCATTAAAGCATCAGCCGCAGGTGCTTCAACGACCACAGTTTTGAACAGCGACACAGGCGCTAATTACAACTATGTAAACATGAGCGGAAATGGAAGCACCGCCACATCCGCTTCTTCATCGGCTTCTACTCTTGCCGGTATTGGTATTGTTGAAACAGATTTTACTCAAATTACTCATAACATTATGGATTATTCTGCAACTGATAAACATAAGACTGTTTTGACTCGTGGTGATAGGGCTAGTGCTTCTACTTTGGCTGTTGCTAATCGTTGGGCTAATACTGCCGCTGTGACCACTATTACTTATTCGGTGACAGGTACAACAATTGCTGCTGGCTCAACCTTCTGCTTGTACGGAATCGCCAGTTAGGAAATAAGACTATGACAATGACGCTCGTGCAAACCATCACCGTCGGCCCTTCAGGTGCTGCCTCGATAGAGTTTACGGGTATACCGCAAACAGGGACAGACTTGTATGTTGTGGCTTCTTTGAGAGGCGATAACGCATCAGTAAGCGAGGCTGTGCGTGTTTTGCTAAATAGCAGTACAAGCGATTATTCATATCGCAGATTGTCAGGCACAGGTTCAA